CGGCCTTAACTTTCGGCTCGGTCGGCTCTTTTGCGACCTTTTCCAGATTGCGCCACTGGTCAAACGTCAGGGCAAAGTCACCGGGGGCAACAATGGCGGCCTTTCCATTTTCGTCGCGCTCGGCGGGATTTTGGAACTGGCCGCGCTGCGGGTTTTGTTCGCCCATTTTGGCCACTTTCGGGGCGCCGCTTTCGGCGTCAATGCCAATTTGCGGGGCATGGGCTTTGATATATGCCAGCACTTCGCCCCCCAGCTTGGACGGCTTGCCGCTGGCCAGCTTGAATGCCGGATTTTGCAGCATGGCGGCCAGCGGGGCGGTGTTATGGTGCTGGACGGCGTGCAATGCGCAGTAGTTCGCCCATACGGTGATACTTTCGGATTGGCTGGCCAGTTTGCCGGCGATGCCGTTGATTTGTTGGGCGGTAATGATCTGGCCACGAATGGTGATAACGGGGGCTTTTTTGGACATGGTGTGATTTCCTTTTTTCTGTTTTCTAGTGGGTTATGCAATGCGCCCCGGTATGCGGGGCGCATTGTCTAAGCCACTGGGGGCAATAGGGCGCCCCGTTGTTGGGGCGCCTGTTTCGTTTCCTTGCTTTGCTTGATAAGGCCGGCCAGTGCTGGCCGTTGCGCTTGTCTGGCTTGCTATCGTCGGCACTGGCGACGAATAGCGGACAAGGGGCAACGGCGGGGCGCACTGGGGGCGCGGATCACGGGGCAAAGCGGCGGATTATAAAAGAACGTCGGCGGTATATATGGCGATACTTAAAACCATAAATACAGGCTCTAGCCTAGACCATGGCCGCCCTATTCAGCAGGCAAAGCTCCGCCCGTCATCCCCGTAGGGTGACAAGCTGGTTACACTTTGCCGCCGGGACATGGTTGCGCCTGATTTGCCCCCAGCTCAGGCCGTCAGGCCGTCTACTGTTTTACCCTTGCCCCGTCATCCACTAGGCCGGGCGATGCTAGGCCAGTGCCGGAGCATCGCCCGCCAGTGGCGGGGCAAAGGGGGGCGCGTCACCCCGTCGCCGGGGCTGGCGTCAATCCATGCCGCATAGGTGCGGGGCATGGGCTGGCAGTGTTAAAGAACGGCCAGCGCGGGGCGCTGGCGGGGGTGGCTAGGCCATCCCCTAGGCCGGGCGGTGGAGCTGTCCGGCTTGAGATGAATAGTAGGCCCGCCCCCGGAGTAAGTCAACAAAAAAGGCGGACAAATTGAAGAAAAAACAGAAGAAAAAACGCGGCAGCCCCGCCCCCTGTTTTTTGTCAGGCCGAAGCCACCGCGCCCGCCTAGGTCCGCGCCCAAAAATTTACCAATTTCCTAAGCCCCTTATACTCTTACACCCTTTCACCCCGCCGTAAACCCCGCCGTTACTGGCTTTCACCTCCTCAACCACACCGTCACCCCTCCACCAGGACCACCCCGTCACACACCCCGTCACCCCCAATATCCCCGAAATTCCCCTAGAAACCCATATTTACATATCCCCATAAAATCCGTATTCTTCGCCCGTCAATACAGAGATACGGCTACCCATACGCCGACAACTTCCAAGGAATCCAGCAATGACCGAAACCGCCTCCCGCCAGGACCTGATCGACCACGTCGCCAGCGACCTCGGCCTCTCCAAGACCGCCGCCAAGGCCACCGTCGAATCCGTGATCGCCGGCATCGAGCAGATCACCTTCGAGCGCGGCAGCCTCTCCATCCGTGAGTTCGGCAAGTTCACCGCCCGCAAGCGTGCTCCGCGCACCGTGAAGAGCGGCGTCCTGGCCCACGCCGTCCAGGTGCCGGCCCGTACCGCCCTGGTCTTCACCTGCAGCAAGAACCTGGTCCGCTCCTGATGGAAGCCCGGAAGGAGTTCCTGCCAGAGGGCATCAACCCTCTGCGTGTGCTCGGTGAGTCGACCCTGTTCGACAGGGACCCGTCTCTGGCCGGCGCCGTTGAGGACGTGATTGGCGCCCTCAAGCAGGACCTGCTTCCGGAGGACGTTCAGCTCGCGCTGATCTCGGCCATGTCCCCGTCTGCCCGGCGGGACATGGTGTCGAAGATCGCCGGCCTAGATGCCAGCGTGCTGATGACGTTCAAGCAGCAGATCAGCCTGGTGGACACAGTGCTGCGCCGCATCGTCAACGACGACGGCACGGTCACTGCGAACTCCGAGGACTACGACATCCCGCTGAAGGACGCCTTGAACCTGTCACTTAAAGTGACACAGGTGATGGTGAGAGACCTGCCGAAGATCTACACCCTGGACCGGGTGCAGAAGCAGGAAGAGGCCTTGCGGCGAGTGATGGAACGCTGCCTAACCCGCGAGCAGCAGGAGCAGGTTTTGCTTGAGCTAGAGCGGATTGAGCAGGGTGGAGACTAGAAGCCCCGCACAGGTTGCTGAGGCAAGTTCTCGTTACAGAGTGCGGTTCCTGGGGATCCGAGACGGGTGGACCAAACTACTGGCTTTTTATACAGGCCGCTCATCGCTATTATGTGCAGGCGGCAGATCACAGACGTAGCCGCATAACGCACTGAAGGATTACCCGATGGTCAGATTCGCCCTCTTTGGATTCCTACCGATCTCCGTTACGCCAGATGGTACCTGGCGTGCGGATACCGGGAATGCCGCCGGGAACGCTGTAGCCGACGCAGCTGCCCGAGTGGTACTGATGGCGATATATGCAGCTGAGCGGGCGCTGAACATCGAGATCCCTGTGCGGATTACCAGACTGAACCCTGACGAGCGCATCTCGACGTGAGCAAAGACGCAGGCTCCGTATCCAACCGACTACGGATGCAGCTAAACCGAGAGGAGGGGCTGCGCGAACTCGACAAGGTCGTGCTCAAGTACGGCTACGCGAATGGCCGGAAATGGTCATTCAAGGACCACGAGTTCCAGATCGAGATTATCCGTGACACGCGCTCCCGCATTGGGGTGCGCAAGTGTTCGCAGGTCGGCCTGTCCGAGCTGATGGTCCAAAAGACCCTTGCGATGTGCGGCACAATGCAGCACACACGGGTGATTTTCACTCTGCCAACCCGAGACATGGCGATGCCATTCTCGAAGGACCGGTTCGACAGCGCGATCGACCAGTCCGACTTCTACAGCGGCCTGGTGCAGAAGGCCCAGAACTCCGCCAGTCAGAAGAAAATCGGCACCTGCACCCTCTACATCACTGGCTCGTTCGGCGCCAACTCGGCGATTTCCGTACCGGCTGAGGTGGTGATCAGCGACGAGGTGGACTTCTCCAACGAGGCCGTCCTCGGCAAGCTCAACTCCCGCCTGCGCCACGCCTCGCTCGTCGACGAGATGGGCAACCGCGGCATACGCATGAAGTTCTCCACGCCAACCGTTGAGGACTATGGAGTGGATGCTGAGTTCCAGGCAGGAGACCAGCGCTTCTACATGGTGAAGTGCAAGCACTGCCACACCTGGGTGCTGCCAGACTTCTTCCACGACTTCATTGTCCCAGGCTTCGACAAGGGCATGCTGGAGTTCAACCGGGAGGACATCCGCGACACCCGGTACCGAATCCGCGACGCCTACATCAAGTGCAGCTGCTGCGGCAAAGACCTGCAGGACAGCCTGCTGGACCCCGAGCGCCGGCAGTGGGTGGCCAAGCGCCCTGATGTCTGGGACCACAGCTACCAGGTCTACCCCTGGGACGTGCCGAAGTACAACACGCCGCCGGCGATCATCAAGCAGATCGGCGACTACCCGCTCAAGAGCGACTTCTACAACTTCGTTATCGGCTTGCCGTACTCGGACGCCGAGAACACCTTCATCGTGACCGACGAGCACCGCCGGCGTACGAGCGACGTGCAGCTGTGGATCTACCAGCAGTACATCGTCACTTGCCAGACCGTGGGCGGCATGGACATCGGCAAGACCTGCCACCTGATCGTCAAGGCGAAGGTCGGTAAACACTGGCATGTGGTCTGGGCCGAGAAGATACGCAACACCCGTGACGACCCGGCTACGCCGCAGGTGCTGGCCCGGTTCGACTACTACCGCATGGCTCGCCTGTGCATCGACGCCGGCCCTGACATCACCCTGGTGAACAACCTGGTCGGCGCCAGGCCCAACATCACCGCTGTGGTCTACGTGCAGCGGGTGGCAGGCATCCTGCCGATCGCAGAGAGTGCTGCGGGGGATGTGATCAACGCCGACAGGACCAAGACCCTGTCGCTGACCTTGGCTCAGCACAACGCCGGGGAAGTGCACTACCCGGTGAAGGAGGACCTGACCAAGGAGATCTTCGCCCACCTGAAGACCACCAAGAAGATCCGCCAGCGTGGTACTGACGGGGATATGGTCGAGCGGTTCATCAAGACCGACGACACCGACCACTGGGTACACGCCCTGAACTACTCGACCATCGCAGCGATGGCGGTAGAGGACCTGGGCAACGCCGAGATCATCGGTGCGCCGCCCATGGTTGGCCGGGTGAAGGTGGGCAGCAATCGGGAGTCCGCAGGCGGAACTCCGGGAGGGCTTAGCTCTGAGCGGGTTGGCTGGTAAGGCAGGTGTCTCGGTGGAACCACCGCTTGCCTTCCTTACCAGGCTGGTAGTCTTCCTCGGTAATCAGCTCGAGCTTGCCGGCCAGCACGTAGAAGTCCAGGAACTCGGTTCGCCCCTTACTTGACTCGTGAGACAGCTTGCCGCAGATGGTGCCATCTATGAGCTCCCTGACCTGGCGCAGCTCTACAGTCTTCGGTACCAGGATCTCTGTGCTGGCTTGCAGGGCCTCTCTGACCCTGTCTTCAGGGGTCGGCTGACAGCCGGATAGGGCCGCGAACGCCGCCAGCAACAAAATCTTCTTCATCAGTTCCTCGGTAGTTTCTGGGTTACTTGATATAACCAAGCATACTAAAACCCAAGAGTCAAATAACGCTTTGCATTGCGATCTGTGCTCTCTATAATCGGGCCCAAACCCGTATTCCTGTAAATACAGTTCGATGCCGCCAAAGCGAAGCTCCCCGGGCAGTAAAGCCTCCCGCTACCAGAACACTGGGGCAGAGGTCATTTTGCCCAGCAAGAACCTGGCGGGTAAGGCACGCGCCAAGCGCCCCGGCTCTGACTTCGACCGCGGCCAGAGCATCCGCAACACCCTAAATCAGTACACCGCCAAGGCCATTGAGCAGATCCGCAACCGATCTGACATCAATGAGATCATCCGTGCACTGATGCGTGAGGACGGCCTGTTCTCCAGCGCGGCCAACTCAATGGTGGCCTTGTCTGCCAACAGCGGGTTCCGCATCGCAGGCTACAACTCAGCCGGCGCCATGGACCTGGGCGTGATGTCGATGGCCTACTCGATCGTCGACCGCTTCAGCACCCTTCACGACTACAGCCAGGGTTTCAACGACAAGCCTGGCGTGCAGTCGCTGCTGACCAGCCTGCAGATCGATGTAATCGGCACAGGCGGCTGCGGGGTAGAGCTGGTTCTGGACAAAACCTTCGGTCCCGAGCGCTTGGTGCCAGTGGGTTACTCGACCATCGTCTGGGAAGCAGACGGCAAAGGCGGGCGCTATCCGACACAGGACAGCGGTGAGATCAACCTCAACCTGCCTACCGTCTTCGTCGCCGAGCACAACCGCAACCCTGACGAAGCCTACTCCGTCAGCCTGTTGCGCCCAGGTCTGACCCACACCATCAGCTTCAACGAGTTCCTGGAAGACACCCACCGCGCCGTGAACCGCACAGGGCACAGCCGACTGGTGGCCAAGATCATCGCGGAGAAGGTGTGGGCCGCCGCGCCGGATGACGTGAAGGCCGACCCTGCCAAGCGCCAGGGTTACTTCAACACCGTGCGTGCCCAGGTTGAGGCAGCGCTGAAGGACATCGAGCCGGAAGACGCCCTGGTGGCGTACGACAGCGTCGAGTACGAGATCAAGGATACCGGCGGCAGCAAGAGCGACTACAGCCCGATGCTGTCCACGCTGGGCAACCTGCTCGGCGCCTCGCTGAAAACCCCGGCGTCCGTGTCTGGTCTGCGTGCCAGCGGCGGCCAGGGTCTGTCCAACGCCGAGACCCTGATCTACCTGAAGGTCGTAGAGGCCGCTCGCCCGCCGGTGGAAGAGGTTATGAGCCGTGCGCTCACCCTGGCCTGTCGCCTGCTCGGTATCGAGGGCTACGTCTACTTCGAGTTCATGCCGGTCAACCTCCGCCCGGAGGAGGAACTGGAAGCCTACAAGGGTACCAAGCAGAAGCGCGTCCTAGAGCAGCTCAGCCTGGGCCTGATCAACGACGCAGAAGCCTGCTACCAGCTGGGTATTCGCCCACAGGGCTTGGTGGCCGAATTGGCCGGAACTGGGTTCTACGCCGGCGCCAACCCTAACGGTGGCATGGCCACTGACGAGAAGAAGGACGAAGAGGCCGGCGACGAAGGCGAGCGTGATAGCTCGACAGGCCGAGCCCTCAACCCGAGCACTCCGTCCAAGTCCGGAGGCAAGGACCAGTGAAAGCCATGAACCACAACCTGGAGAGCCCACGATGAACGGCTTCAATATCTGGCTGGGCACCGAAGAGGCCCTGGCCAGCCTGGAAAAATACGAGGCCCAGTTCACGGGCCCGGAGTACCTGGCGTACTACGACGACGAAGACGAGCCGACGCTCGACAAGAACTTCAACGTCCTCACCGACCGCAAGGGCCTGTCCGTACTTGAGCGCTTCGGCGACAAGGCCGTCATCAAGGTGCACGGCTCCCTGACCAACACCTACGCCGCATGGCACGCCTGGTATCCGGGCTACGTGACCAGCTACGAGGCCATCCGCGACGCCCTGGCGATCGCCGGCAACGAGCAAGGGATCAACGAGATCTACATGGACTTCGCCACCGGCGGCGGCGTTGTTCGTGGCCTGGACACAGCAGCTGACATGATCCGACGGGTGAACGCCGTGAAGCCGGTCTACGGCCACACCGACTCACATGCGTTCTCCGCCGGCTATTGGCTGGCGTCCACGACTCGCAAGTTCACCGCCAGTCGCATGGCCGAGGTTGGTTCGATCGGCACCCTGCTGGTCCTGGCCACCCAGGTCGGTGCTGCCGAGAAGGCCGGCGTCAAGTATCACGTGTTCCGCGCCGGCGAATACAAGGCCCTGGGCCTGCCGTATGAGGAACTCACCGAGGAAGCTGCTGCGTACCTCCAGGCCAACCTGGAGAAGACCAATAAGTTCTTCCTCGATCACGTATCCCGCAGTCGCAACCTGATGCTGAGCGATCGGAACCAGTGGGGCGAAGGCAAGACCTTCTTCGCAGAGGAAGGGCTGCAGGTCGGGCTGATCGACGGGGTAACCACCCTGGCTGATCTCATGGGAAGCGCCGCTTCCGTAACTATCACCAGTGACAACCGGAGGTTCGATATGAACATCTCTGCTGAGAAACTGGCTCAAATCGCGGCAGGCGCCGACCCAAGTGTGGTCCTGACCGCGGAAGAGCTGAAACTGTACCAGGCCAGCCTGGAGCAGGAGTCCGAAGAGGAAGAGGGCGCTGAGTCTGAAGCCTCCCAGGAAGGCGGTGAGGAAGAAGGCGACGAGCCGGAAGCCTCCGCAAACACCCTGGCCCTGATGAAAGAGATCGGCCGCCTTGAAGCCAAGCTGGAAGCAGCTGACGAGAAGCTGAAAGCCGCCGACGCGAAGCTGGAAGCCCAGGCCGCCGAGAACACCGCCCTGGTGGCCGTGGCCTCTGTCGCTGTCGGCAACCTGCAGACCGCCCTTGGCCTGCCCAAGGCTTCCAAGGCAACCGGCACCGAGGTAGTGGCCCAGTTCAACGAACTGCAGGCCCAGATGGCCACCCGATTCAAGATCGGTCAGACCACGGTTACCCCCACCGCTGATTCCACGAAAGTGGGCGGCACCCCGTCGTTCCGACACAACCAGTAAGGAGGCCGATCATGGCTGATTTTGCATTCAATCTGCTCACTCACAGCCCTGAGCGGCTGAACGTGATCTCGTCCCGCCTGGGCGCAAGCCCGGCGGCAAAGCTCACCGACCAGGACGTGAAGAAGGCCGTTAAGCTCGGCCCGAACTCCAACCACGTGCTGTGCGCGGAAGGCAACGAGATCGAAGGCTTCGTCGACAGCGTCGATTCGGCCACCAACGGCGGCTACTCGTTCGGCGGCGTTGCTCGTTGCAACCGCGGCTGCCGCGTGAAGGCCCAGATCGGCGCCAACCAGGGAGCAACTGCTGCCGCCCTGAACGACCTGGTCGTCGCTGACGCCCAGCTCGCTATCGGTACCAAGGGTCTGCCGCAGGTCAAGACCGGCACCCCGAGCCGCCACCTGTGGCGAATCCTGGCCCTCAATGGCAGCGGCGCCGCAGGCACCGAAGTCATTCTGGAACTTCTGTAACTGGCGCCGACCTGTATTTACAGGCACAATCGCACCCATAAATAAGGGAACCTGCGTATGAAACCGTTTAAGCTCCAATACTGGGCCAAGAACGAGAAGGGTGAGAAAGTCCTCAAGGACATCACCGTGACCGTGGAGGCCTACAAGCACGCGGCTGAGAAGGGCATGACCCTGCGCCAGTACGCGAAGCACCTGGCTGCTGATGCTGACTACAGCATGGGCGATCCCCTGGACCAGATGTATGCCAACTCCGGCCTGTTCGACGGCAAGAAGTTCGGCATGCCGGCGATGACCCTGCAGGATCTGATTGCCGCCCCGCTGGCCGACGGCTTCCGCCGCCCGGACGGCAGCGACAACAGCCTGGGCGCTCGTCTGCTGTACCCGCAGCTGATCCTCGAAACCATGAACGCTCAGGCGCTCCGTGATGACGGCAGCGACATCCTGAGCATCTGGGAAGAGTTGGTCGCGGTCAGTCGCAACATCAACGGCACCAAGGCCGATCAGCCGATCATCGACGCTACTGCTCCGGAAGGCAGCCGCAGCGGCCGTATCGCTCAGCTGGCTGAGCCGGAGACCCTGGTCTCCATCACCACTGGTGACAAGTCGTACCGCATCCCGACCAACTCGATTGGTCTGATGATCTCCGACGAAGCCATGCAGGCCACCACCATTGACCTGGTGCGTGTCGTGATGGAAGCCCAGAGCCGTGGCGACCGCATCCGCCGCGTCAAGGAGCAGATCAAGTCGATGGTTCAGGGCGACCTGGACACCGGCATCGCCGCGCTGCCGGTGACCAAGATCGGCACCTTCGACTCCAGCATCACCGCCAACGGCGTGATCACCAAGCGTGCCTACATCAAGTGGCTGCACAGCAAGCAGAACGTCGCCAACATCGGCCACGTCCTGACCAACATCGACACCGCCCTGGATGTCGATGCTGCTCTGCTGCCGCAAGTCACTGGTGTGGACGCCTCGAAGATCCGCGCTCCGTTCGGCGGCCTGAACCTGGGCATCACCGAGCCGAAGATGGTGCCGTTCGATGCTGACGTGTTTGGCGCCGGCATCATGGTCGGCCTGGACGCTCGCTACGCCATCCAGCGCTTCGTCAACGTGTCGGCTTCGTACGACGCGATCGAAGAGTACGTGATGCGCAAAGCGACCGGCTTCCGCGTCGACTACGGCGAGATGGCTTCCCGTCTGTACGACGAGGCCTGGTCCGTCGTGAGCCTGGAAAAGGCGTAACCCAGCAAGGGGCGGCTCCGGCCGCCCCTTCGTAGGAGCTGAAGATGGCTAAAGGCAAACCGCAAGACCAGGCCCCGGCGGCTGAAGAATTGAAGGACCAGGCACCTGCTATCGAGCAGGAACCTGCTGAAGTTACCAACCAGGACCCGGAGCAGTCCGGTGCCCAGGAGGGTGACGAGGACACCCTGGTCAGCGTGAGTAACGCAGCCAAGTCCTCCCTGCGTCAGCCGAGTTCCGGCTGGGTCATTGAGCCGGGCAAAACCCGCAAGCTGTTGAAAGACGGCTGGCTCGAAAACCAGCTGAACGCAAAACTGCTGGTACTGGTGTAAGTGATGCTGATTGCTGACCTGGTCGTTCCGACACAGATCCGAGGAGTCCTGACGGTCTCCGAGTCGGATCTGCCTGACGAAACACTGCAAGCCTACGGGCTCGCCGATGACCTCGGCGAGAACCTTGACAGCTGGCTGACAGGTTGGGAATCGATCACTGACGACCAGCAGGCCCGCCTGCTTCGCCTCTATGCGAAGTATTTCTGTGCTGCGACCGTGGCCGCAACGGCACCGGTCTTCGTCTTGACGAAGCAGACAGACGGCTCCAACGAGGGGCAGCGAGCAAGCTCAGAGGGGTTCCGCTGGCTGGCAGGAGAACTGCGAGCAAAAGCGGAACTCTACAAGGGCAAGCTACTGGCCCTGGTTGGCCAGTCCGTAGAGGTAGAGGGCATGACGTTCGCCTCCCGAGTGACCCCTGGCAGGGACCCGGTGACGGAGGCTCGCAGTGAACCTGCGTAATATCGCGGCTCACCGCATCAACGAGCGCATGGAGGGCTGGGACCAGCCCACCCAGGCGTTCGTACCCAATTCATTTGTCGGTCGGATCGAGATTGCCGACCGATTCCTCAGCAACTTCAACAAGCCGCTGAGGCGCCGGATGATGTTCACCCGGCACGATGTAGTGTTCCCTGGCAGTCTCACGTTCAGACACCCTGGTACACACGATGTCTACCTGATCGGCCAGACCCGTACGGACGCCAGAGGCGGCAACCCCTACGTGTCTTTGACCGTTTGCCACCTGGTAACCGACACCCCGGGTGGAAGTGCTGGCATGGCCACTTTGTACCGCAAAGCACCTGCAGGCCCCGCCAACGATCCGGGCTGGCTGGTGGACGGCGTGGTGGCCACTGCCTACGCCGACCTGGAGTTCCGCAGCAGCTCCACCGAAGCCGACGCCTATGACCTGAAGACAGGTAACTTCTTTGCGTTCATGCCCCGAACAGTAGAGGCAGAGCAGGGCGACCGCCTTGAGCTGCACGGCAAGAGCTACCGGGTTGTCGACGTCTATCCAGACAGCGGGTTCACTGCGATGCGAGTTGATCAAGAGCCGGACACCCGTATCGACTTCGTCATCTACGCCAAGGGCGCCAGGGTCTACGACAAGGCCACCCACAGCTACTCGAACCCGGAGCAGGCGTTCAACGTCACCGGGGTGATCACCAAGAACCACAGCTTCGCCTCGTGGACTGACGAGTCTGAGTCGTACGTGGACCTGGTCATCGACGAGCGCCACATCGGATTCCGCCCTGACGCCGGCAACTGTGAAGTGGAGATCGGCGGCCGTCGTCGCTTGGTCAAGCACGTCAGCACCCAGCCTGGCGAACGCCAGTACCTGCTGAGGTGTTACTGATGGGCAAGTTCTCTGACCAGGCAAACGCCACTGTGCTGGACATCAGCGCCCTGTTTAACCGCAGTATCCGGGCCGCCCTGGTGGCTGGCCTGGTGACAGCTGTCCGCGCCACCCGGCACGACTCCTCCAACGCAGCAGCCCACTGGATGGTGGCGGCAGACAACGGCAACAAGAGCCGCCCATGGCTGAGGAAGACCGGCAAGATCAACGATTTCCGCGGTACCCGCGGCGCCAGAGGGGAGGAGCCACCGCGTGCACCGGTAGCACCTGTCGGATACCGCCGTGACAACGGTAAGAACTTCGCCGCCACTGTCCGTTTTGTGAGGGAGCGAGAGCTGAAGGATGTCATCCAGCGTCTGGTGCAGGGGCGCCACCCGGAGGCCAAGTTCTACTTCTACCATCCGCTGGCCGAAGGCATGCAGTCTGAGGACAGTGAGATTGAGGACATGGACCTGTACAAGGAGCGGGCGAAGATCCAGGAAGCCGGTGAGTCCGCCGTTGAGGCGGTCGGGCTGGCGTTCCAGCGGAACGTGCTCGCCGGCAATGTGAGGAAGTCCCGATGACCATGCTGACCAGCCTGGTGGACCTGCACACTCGCATGCGAGACCACGTCTTCTCTCTGGCCGCCCCTGGCACACGGTTCGCCTTCGACATCGTGGATGCGGTCGACGTAGGAGACCTGCAGGCCGGGGAGTTGTTCGAGCAGAACGAAGACTTCTGGCTGTTTGAGATCGACGTTGAGGATATTGGCCGAGCAGGCCCAGGGATGACCTCCCCGAAGCGCTGTAGCGGGTCCCTCTCGATCACCTTGTGCACCAAGGCGGGCAGCAACGCTGTTCCGTCTCTAGCATCCCTGGAGGCCGTGGCGGCCTGGTTCGAGAACCAGACCATCCAGGGCATCCGTTTCCGGTCTTTCCTGCCTGTACGGGCGGCGAAGATTCAGGGGTTCACGGCCTACTCTGGCGTGATGAATTGTGACTTTGAAATCCAACAATGAGGTAGCCCTGCATGACTGTTCGCAGCTTTGCTGATACATCCTCCGTGTCGCTGGCGTATGCCATCGGCGACGGCACCGCCGCTGCGGACTTCTCCGCAGTCGACTTCAACTATCTTCCGTACACCACGGAAGGCTTCCAAATGAGCAAGGAGCCGAAGACCTCCACTGCCATCACCAGTGACCGTCGGCCGACCGGCTCGAAGAACACGAAGGGCAGTGCCTCCGGCGCCGCTACCATCGAGTTCGGCGCTGCTCCGTTCGTCTTGGACATGCTGTCCATGGCCCTGATGAACGACTGGGCCCTGGTCGATGACCTGGATCCGACCAAGGGCACGTACCTGATCGACGGCGAGATCAAGAAGTTCATGGCGGTCGAGAAGACCTCCAAGTCCGGCCCGGCCACGACCGACAAGCTCTACCACGAGCGCTACTACGGCACTCTGGTCAACGACATGTCTATGGAGTTCGGTGACGGTGAGCTGATCACCATGGCCCTGAACACCATCTCGATGTTCGCTGACTACGCGAACGCGGTAGCGGGTGCTAACGGCCTTGGCGGCAGTATCGCCCGCGCCAAGCTGGCTCCGGCCGACTACGAGATCGCCGACTCCTCGAACAACCTGAAGAGCCTGGTGGTCAAGGACGAGAACGCTGTCGCCCTGCCGATGACCTTCTCAGACGCCTCCCTGCAGATCCAGAACAACGCCCGCGAGCAGCCGGGTCTGGGCAGTGAGTTCGCGGCTGGCGTTGGCTTCGGCCGTGTAGGTGTAACCCTTTCGGGTGAGATCTACTTCTACGACCAGACTGTCCTCGCTGCCCACATGCAGAACAAGCGCCTCAGCGCAGAGATGCAGCTGGAAACGGCCGAGGGCATTTTCACCATCAAGTTGCCGAACCTGATGGCCCAGTCGCCGACCAACAGCGCCGACGGCGAGAACCAGGACTACAAGACCCAGCTCACCCTCGTGGCTGAGAAGGGCCAGGTTACCGTGGGCGGCGCCAACCACGACTGCGTCATCTGCATCACTTACGTGCAGAAACCGTAGTTGCTGTGACCTGTAGAACTGTAAATACAGGTCTGATACAGTGGCGCCCATAAAAGGGCGCCACTTATCAAAGGATTCTCCATGCTTGACATCGATTCTCTAGCCGTAGACCCCGCAGCCGCAGAAGGTGGAGTGTGGGCAAATTTCATGGGTGCGCGATTCCTGATCGCTCGCCACAACAATGAAGCAGGCTCGTTCCTGCGCTCGAAGCTGGCCCTGCAGAACTGGGACACCCTGTCCGGCGGTGGCGAGGAAGCTGAGAAGGTTGCCGCTGACATCTCCGCCCAGGTGATCGCCAACCACATCCTGCTGAACTGGGAAGGTGTATCCAAGGCCGGCGAGCCGCTTGAGTACACCCCAGAACTGGGCCTGAAGTACCTGACTGACCCGCGATTCCGCGACCTGCAGCAGTTCATCGAGAACTTCTCCCTGAACCGCAGCAACTACCGAGAGAAGGCCGAGGAAGAAGTGGCCGACTCGGTAAAGGATTCTGCCGTCTCCTGATAACGCACGGAGCCAAAGGGCTCCGGGCGATGCGAGAACTCGAGAGCAAATTCGGGAAACCACACCCGGCTCTCGAGGGCTTCAAGGAGCCGCCCCCTCAGTTTAGTTGGCTGGTCGACTCCTTCTTTCGCCTGCACAGGAGGCGGCAGCTTTACGAGGGCGGGTATCAGCCCATTAAGTTCGGAGACATGGCTGACTTCGCCAAGCTCATTCTCCGACTGCCGCAAGACCTTCTGCCCCTCTTCTACAGGGCCATAGAGGAGACCGACAACGCAGTCCTCTACGACCACTACACGAAGTCCCGCGAGGAAGCCGAGAAGGCCGCCGCGCAGCGTAAGACCTCCCGCAAAACCCGCAGGTGACCAATGAGCACTAGGTTCGACGTAGATTTCTCTGAAGCTCTCCGGCAGCTGGCCGAGTTCCAGCTGCGCATGAATAACATGGGCCACGCCCTGGACAACATGGAGAAGAAGTCAGGGAAGCCGGCGACCGCCGCCAAACGCCTGATGAAGGATGTTGCGGACCAGTTCGACACCCTGGAGAGGAAGCTCAAGGCCGCCGGCGCCGCGTCGGAGGAGATGGGCAAGGTCACGGATAGCGCCCGTCGCAGTGTCGCCGGGACGCTGGCCAACCTGGCTGCACAGAACCTGAAGCTGACCGTGCAGGCCGACGCCTACGCAGGCAAGCTGAAGGAAGTTGAGCGTCTGCTTGGCGACTCCTCCGCCAAGTCGTCGTTTATCAAGTGGGCCGAAAAGACAAGGAACCTGACCAACGAGTTGGTTGGGCAGAACAAGTTCCTCGAAGCCTCGTTGAAGTCCCTAGACACCGCTGAGGGCAAGCATAACGAGGTCCTCAAGACTAGCCTGGCAACCAAGCGGTTCATCGTCACTGCTGACATCCGGCAACAGGCCGAGAACCTGAAGCTGCGGGCTTCCGAGGCTGAGTTGAACACAGCGCTGGCACAGGGGATGGTAGTCCGCCGGGCCAAGCTGACAGCCGCGAAGAACGAACTCACTGAATCTACCAGACTTAACGCAAAGCTGGGTGAGCTGCGCCGAGCCTATCAAGGCCTCGATGGTGGTATTCAATCTCAAATAGCCCTGCAGCAGACCATGAACCAAGGGCTGGCTGCCGCCGCCACGTTCCGCCAGCGCGAGCAGAACCAGGTGGACGAGCTGCGTCGTCGGCACGATAGCCTGAACGGCGGGCTGGCAGAGCAGGCGGCCCAGCTCAAGATCCTGAACCAGGCCCGCGAGAAGGAGATCACCGAGCTTACCCGCGAGCGGGTGAAGATCGAGGAGTTGACGCGAACGCTGGCCAGCCTGAACGGCGGCGAGCAGGAGCAGATTGCCAAGCTCAACGCCCGCATTGCGGCGCGGCGCCGAGCTATTGTTGAAGACCAGCAATCGATAGCAGTGGCGGAGGAGCTGACGAAGTCCGCAGCCCGTCTGATCGTAGCGGATGAACGTCACAAGGCGACCCTGGAGGCCAAGAACCGCGCCACCCTGGAGCAGGCGAGAAGCCAGCAGCGTATGACCAAGGAAGAGGCCGAGGCGCTGGCCAAGACCGAGGCGCTGGTGGCCGCTAACAAGCGGCACTCAGACGCGCTGATGGACGAGGCCAGAAAGACCCACGGCATGAGCAAGGCCCAGCTTGAGCTGAGCCGAGCCAGAGAGCGCGAGATCGAGAAGCTGACCCGCCTCAAGGCACAGAAGGACCTCCTCAGCAGCGGTTACGGGAGGGAGCTGGCGAGCGTAAGGGCGCAGATCGTAGAACAGCAGCGGTACAACCGCATGCTGTCCATGACCACTGCAGAGCTGCTCGGATTCGCTTCAGCGCAGAGAGCTGCCAACGCATCGATGTCGATGGGCGGGCAGTCTGCCGCTATGCTTCGCGCCGGCTTGGCTGGCCTGCACACCAGCATTGGGATGTACACCAGCTCTACTATTCTGGCGGCTTCGGCCACCTATGCTATTGCCAGTGCTCTGAGGAGCGCCGTAACGGTCGGCGCTGAGTTCACCGCGTCGATAGCACGTAGCAACGCCATTATGAGCGGCAACCAGCCGTTCTGGATGCAAGACACCGGCGCAATGGCTGCGATGGAGCAGCAGGTTCGTGCCCTGGGGCAGAGCACCATCTATACGGCTTCCGAGGTTGCTAGCGGTCTTACCGAGCTGGGGATGGCGGGCCTGTCCGCCTCTGACGCAATCGTCGCCCTTCGCCCGGCCCTGGACATGGCCACCATCGGCGGCATCAGCATGGCCCAGTCCGCCGACATCGCCACCAACGTGATGATGACCTTCGGCATGCAGGCCAAGGACCTGGGCGAAGTCGTAGACATCATGGCCACTGCGGTCACCAGCTCCAACACCAACATCGAGCAGCTGGCCAACGCCCTGACCTACGCAGGTCCTGCGGCGCATACCGCCGGCGTATCGATGAGGGATACCGTGGCCGCGATCGAGGCCCTGGCCAACTCCGGTATCAAGGCATCCCGATCCGGTACGGCGCTGCGCCGACTCTTCGTCAGCATCCTGAACCCCACCAAAAAGGCCTCGGAGATGATGGCTCAGTACAGCATCTCTGTACTGGACGCCGAGGGCAAGACCAGAGGCCTGGTTGACATCATCGGGCAACTGAATACCAAGCTGAAGGATGTCTCTGGCGCTGAGCGCCTGTCGGCCATCCAGGACCTGGTAGGCGTGTACGCCACCTCTCCGATCGCAGCCCTGGTCGACCAAGCAGACAACCTGGCACAGCTGCGCCGCGGTCTGGACGACGTGGCCGGCGCCGCAGAGCGCATGCGGGACAAGATATCCGAGGGCCTGAAGTACGACTGGAAGGAGGTCATCTCCTCGTTCGAGGAAGTGAAGCTGGCTGCGTTCGACAACGTGGAAGGCCGCCTGCGCCTGGGCGCCGCAACCCTGTCGAAAAGCCTGATCGACCTGACCGTACCGCTGAAGGAAGGTGACTCACTCACTCAGCTAGACCTGATTCTCGCCCGCGCAGAAAGCACGGCCGTTGCGCTGGCCCAGATGGTAGGCGGCATCCTGGCGTTCAAGTTCGCCAGCGGTAACGTAGCCTCGGCCTTTGCTGCAGACACGAAGTCCCTTGGCGAGGGGCTGAGTATTTTGAGTGCCAGGGCTGCTGCAACAGGCGCTTCGATGCAGTCGCTGGTCCTGCACACCGCGGGCTCCAGTGCAGCTATGAGAACCCAGGCCACCCTCGCATCCGGCAGTGCGATGGCCCTCAGCGCGTTCTCCACCTCGGCAGCTGTGGCCTCCGGATGGCTCAGCAAACTAGCAGTCGGCGCAAGCGTACTGATGCGGGCGCTGGGCTGGGTCGGCCTTCTGTACGGTATCGGCTCCGCGCTGGCCACGGTGTTCGGCACTGACACCGAGGAAGCCGCAAGGGCGCAGAAAGAGAAGGTAGACGAGCTCAAGGCCAGCTACGACAAGCTGAAAGAGTCGATCATGGGCGTCGCGCTGGCCAAGGAGCGTGACGCGCTGAAGGACCAGATCGAGTCCGAGAAAAAGAGTATCGAGCAGACCGAGCAGCGCAAGTCCCGCCTGCCAGGCCTGATCGAGGAGGGCAAGAAGCAAGGTCTGCCGACGGACCTGTTGGAGAGCGAATACGCCAACATCGACCGCCAGCTCGCCAAGTACAACGATAACATCAAGAACGCCCAGGACTCCCTCGAGCGCCTAAAGACAACCGAGGCCGACCGGCTCAGCCTGCTTCAGCAGCAGGAGGAGAAGATCACGAAGGCTGCGGAGGCGGCCAGGGCGTACAGGGAGGCACTCGGTGAGTTCAACGCCGGCAGCTTCACCACCAGCTGGGAAGATGTACAGAAGCTCAAGGCTGCATGGGAGCAGGCGAAGGAGCAGGTGGTCAGCACCCAGGCCGCCGCCGACAAGGTCAAGGAGCGCATGGTCACGCTGAGGGAGGTCGCCTCTGCGGATCTGCTGACAAGTCAGTCAGCAGCTGCCACCGCCGCGATGGAAAAAGAGGCGACGGCAGCTGAGAAGCTGATCTCCCTGCAGCGTCGCCGGGCCGCAGTTCAAGCAGAGATCGATGCACTGGCAGCCCAGGACGAGCAGGCCCTGAAGGATGGCGACCCGAGCAGTCGCCCCGGCCAGGACAGTTACAACCGACTGAATCAGGAGCGCAACGACCTTCTGGCAAAGGAGGCCGAGCTTTACAGCGAGGTAGCTGACAACGCCACGCGCCTGGCAGACGCCCGGGATGCTCTGGCGCAGTTCCACATGACCGACGAGCAGCAGCTTGCCGACCTGGAAGTGCGCCTGGAAAACGTGGTCGCTCTCCGAGCGGAATACAACCTGCTCAAAGGCACCAGCTTCGAGGGCACCTACGACGAGCTGGAAGCCGAGCGGCTGAAGGCGGAGCTGCAACTGCTACAACAGATCAAGCAACTGTGGGCAAACATCGAGCAGAAGAACAAGCCGAAGGGCGGCAAGTCTGAAGCAGAGCAGGCAGCAGAGAAAGCCGCACGTGAAGCTGAGCAGGCTCTGAAGGCTGCCGAGTCGGCCTATGAATCGCTCCGTCAGCGCTTTGATCCTCTTGGCGTCTCAATGGACGACACCAAGAAGAAAACTGAGCAGCTGCAACTCCTGATGGACAAGGGCAAGCTCTCTGCGGAGAACCAGGCCAAGGCGCTGGACGAGCTGGCCAAGGCCCACTACGCACTGACTCTGGAGCAGGACAGGAACTACCAGTCCCTCGAAGCACTCCGGGATTCCTACGGCCAGTCGCCGTTCTCCAGCACCCTGAAGGACATCACGGAGCTTAATCGCCTGCTGGACGAAGGCGCGGTATCGATGGCTGAGTACAGCCGCCTGTCTTCTGCGATGAAGTCCAAGGCCAAGGAGGAGGCACTCAGCGGCGCCCCGGAGGCGAACCTAGACGTAGGGGAAGCGTCGTCTTCCCCATTCACTGACTGGATGGGCACGGAGATGGAGCGTGCCCAGGGCCTGGGCTGGTACGACAAGCGAGGTGCCGAGCTGTCCAGTGGGTATGATCTGGACAAGTTCAACATCGAGCTGGAGGCCGATAAGGCCCGGAAAGAGGCGGCCCTCCTGTCCGAAGAGGCCCACAGCGCTGCCCTGCTAAAAATCGAGAAGGATAGAGCCACTGCCCTGACCGCTGCCAAGGCCAGCTTTAACGATCAGAGCAAGGCCCTGGACAAATCCCGCGCCGAGTATGCGGAGCAGATGAACAGCATGGTGACCATGTCGATGCTGAGCACTGCTGAGAACGTGCTGGGCATGTTTGCCAGCGCTGGCGAGGACGCCACCGCGGCCCAGAAGGTTGCCTTCATGGCCCAGAAGGCGCTGGCTGTGGCACAGATCATTATGTACACACACCTCGCCGCAGCCAGGGCGGAAGCAGAGCTTGGTCCGGTGGCCGGTACAGCTATGGCCGCGAAGATACTGGCCCTGGGTTACGCGAACGCGGGGCTTGTGGGTGCACTTGCGGTAGCGGAGCTGTCGGGCGCCAAGGGCGACACCGGCGGAGGCAGCTACGCCGGGGCCTACGACAAAGGCGGGGTCATCCCCTATGGCCAATACGGTATTGTGGGCGAGTACGGACCAGAGATCGTCCAAGGACCGGCCCACGTTACCGGGCGCGAGGCTACGGCTAAAAAACTGGGTGGCGGGGGAACGGAGTACAACGTGACCCTCGCGCCGGTGATCCAGGTGACAACTTCCGGAGGGCCGGACGGTGCTCCGTCCAGCTCGGAACTGAACGGCATGGTCAGCGCCGTTAAGTCAGCGGTGATCTCCACCCTGCAGGAGCAGATGCGCCCCAACGGCGCCCTGGACAACTGGCTTAGAAGCAAAGGCAGGAGCTAATCATGGATATTTTCCCTGACATCGGGGCCCCTGACTGGGGACTTGATAGTGAAGCCCAGGCCAGGGTTCTAAAGTCTTCATTCGGAGATGGGTACGAGCTGCGCAGACCAGACGGCCTTAACCACGTGACTGACTCCTGGGGCCCTAACTGGAGCAGCCTTGATCCAGCGGAGGCTGCAATGGCCTACGAGTGGCTGCGGGCCAGGCTGAACTGGAAGGCGTTCCTCTGGTACCACCCCACGAAGAAGGTAAACGTCAAAGTAGTGTGCGAATCGGTGAGTATCTCTGACGCTGACTTCGGCAGGAGCACGCTCTCTGTGAAGTTCCGGCAGGACCACAACCCAGCGTAGCGCCTGACCTGTAAATATGGGAATATGGGATCCAATTTTCATCGGAGGTCACGGTGCCAGAGCCGCTCAGTAGCAGCATCCAGAGGCTTGAGCAGGATGCGGTGGTTACCATGTATGAGATCGACGCAACCATGTTTGGGGCGCAGCTGGTCCGCTTCGCCCCTGGGTTGGTTGACGGCTCGGTAGTGACCTTCGGCGGAGAGCCCTACATCCCGCTGCCAATCAAGGCCGAAGGTTTCGAGTGGGACGGCAAGGGCACCCTGCCGCGCCCCACACTTTCTGTCACGGCCCAGGATATGGCGTTTCTCTCCTTGGTCCTGTCCAGCGGCGATCTTGTCGGAGCCCCTGTCCGCCGCATCCGCACGTACCGAAAGCACCTTGACGACGGACTTGACCCGTCAACGACAGCGACCTTCCCTGTTGACCACTACGTGGTCGAGCGAAAGGCATCGCAGTCCAAACAGATGCTTCAGTTCGAGCTGTCTGTAGGAATGGACCAGGAGGGGCGGCAGATTCCCGCCAGGCAAATCATCCGTGACACATGCGGCCACCAGTACCGAAGGAAGGTTGGCGACTCGTACGACTACAGCGCGGCCACATGCCCATATGCCGGCTTCGGCGAGTGGGAGGCTGACGGCACGCCAACTTCCGGCAGCGATCGATGCGGGAAGCGACTCTCGGACTGCAAGCTGAGGTTCGGGGAGGCAGGGGTTCTGCCGTTCTACGGGTTCCCCGGAGTAGGGAGGGTTTCCTGATGTTCTCCGGTTACTACCCGGAAATCCTATCCCAGGCTGTAGCAGACTACCCACGGGAAGCGGTCTGGCTGATAACCGAGGCCGGCTGCAGGAAGGTGCGTAACATCGCCAAGGACCCCGAGGCTACCTTCTGCATCTCCGGCAAGGACTCTGCCGCCGCCGCGGCGGAGGGCCTGCTCGCCGTAGTTCACAGTCACCCGGATTTCCCGGCCTGCCCTAGCGCAGCTGACATGCGGGGGCAGATCTCTTCCGGGGTTCCGTGGGGAATTGTGAGGACTGATGGAGTTACTGCGGAAGCTCCAGTCTGGTTTGGGGACCTGAGTAATTCCCCGCCGTTACTGGGTCGCGGTTACCGGCACGGGGTTACCGACTGCTACTCCCTGATAAGGGACTACTACTGGAAGGAACTCTCTCAGGTCCTGCCTGAGTTCCCAAGGGACTGGCAGTGGTGGACCTCCGGAGAGGATCTCTACCGGACAGGGTTCGCCCCGGCAAACTTCAGGGTGATTCCTCAGACGGAGGCTGCCCCCGGAGACGTGTGGCTTGCTCAGATCAAGTCACCGGTGCCTAACCATGGAGGGGTGTTGCTCGAATCAGGGCTGATCCTGCACCACCCAGGCAGTGGGTCTCCAGTAGACAACACCCAGCTCTCCAGAAGGGAGCCGATAACCAGGTGGCTGCCCTACATCACAACCTGGCTGAGGCACGAGTCCAGATGACCGCTATCCATCTTCACGGTGAGCTGGCCAAGTTCGGCGGCCCGTTCTTTCTTGACGTCAGGGATGCCGCGGAGGCTATCAGGGCGGTCGACTCTCAGGTTCCCGGCCTGCGTGAAGTCATGGCGGGTGGCAGCTGGCACGTCATTGTCGGGCCGCTGGATCGTGGTGTGGACCTCGGAGAGGAGTCACTCAGCACAGTGCTGGATCCGTCTGGCGAGATCCACATCCTGCCCGCTGTCGGCGGCGCCGGTAATGGCGTGGGCCAGGTTATCGCCGGCATTGCTCTTATCGCAGTGGCTTGGTGGAACCCGCTGGGCTGGACAGCCGGCATGACAATGGCAGTAGGAGGAATGGGCGTCGGTATAACAACGGGGGGCATTGTCCAGATGGCCACCAAGGTGCCGTCATCTGACTACGGCAGCCGGGAGGCCGCTGACAAGCGCCCCTCTTTTCTTTTCGACGGGCCAACAAACACCAGCACCCAGGGGCTACCCGTTCCCGTTATCTACGGAAGGGTGCTTGTCGGATCGGTAGTAATCAGCGCCGGTATTTCTAGTGAGGAAGTGTGATGGTCAGTGAAATTCGTGGCGCAAAGGGCGGCGGCGGAGACGAGCAGCGGCCACCTATCGAAGCCCCTGACAGCCTGCGCTCAGCGGCTACTGCCCGCATCGTTGACCTTCTTGGAGAGGGGCCTATCGAGGGCCTCGCCGACGGTCACCGCTCTATTTACCTGGAGGACACTCCTCTCCAGAACGCTGACATGACCTACAACTTCAAAGGTGTCCAGGTCTATGAGCGCCTTGGTCACCCTGAGCAGCCCCACATACCTGGCTTCCCAGCTGTCGAGGCAGAGGTCGACGTCTCAACTGAGGTTAAGGTTAGCCAGCCAGTTGTCCGCCGGGTTGTGAACCTGAACGTAGATGCTGTCCGAATAAAGATCCGCCTCCCTGCGCTTCAGTCCACCAACCAGACCACCGGCGACATCAATGGGGCGTCGGTGAAGCTGGCCGTCGACATCATGCTGTATGGTGGTGCCTGGGTTCTCGCAAAGTACATCACCATCAGCGGAAAGACCTCAAGCGCCTACGAGCGGCAGACTCGTGTAGACCTGCCGGGCGAAGGTCCGTGGGACATCCGCGTTCGCCGGATTACCGCCGATAGCACAAAGAGCAGCCTGCAGAACTCAACTTTCTGGGCAACCTACACCGAAATCACCGACGTAAAACTCAGCTACCCAGACAGCGCCTTGGTAGGCATCCAGATCGATGCCAGGCAGTTCGGGAACTCGGTACCTGAGCGGAGCTACGACGTTAAGGGTCGCATCATCCGGGTGCCTACCAACTACGACCCGACGACCCGCGCCTACACCGGCATATGGGACGGTACGTTCAAGCTGGCTTGGACTGACAACCCTGCCTGGGTCTTCTATGACCTGGCCACCAATACCAGGTTCGGCGCAGCGCTGGAGAACGTGGACAAGTGGTCCCTCTACCAGATCGGCAGGTACTGTGACGAGCTGGTTCCAGACGGCTACGGCGGCATGGAGCCGAGGTTCACTATCAACACAGTGATCTCGGCGCAGTCTGACGCGGTGTCTGCGCTTAGCCAGCTGGCCAGCGTCTTCCGTGGTATGACCTACTGGGGGACCAACACCGCAGTAGCTGTGGCTGACATGCCCACTGATCCGGTCAAGCTGGTAACCCCGGCCAACGTGATAGATGGGGCGTTTGAGTACAGTGGAACCTCCCTGCGAGACCGTCACACAGCCGTCGCGGTGTCCTGGAACGACCCGGCAGACCGCTACCGGCAGCAGCCGGAGATCGTGGAAGACCCAGAAGGCGTTGCGCAGTACGGCTGGAAGCAGCTAGACATCACTGCAGTTGGCTGTACCTCCAGGGGACAGGCCCGCCGGCTTGGGCTTTGGGCGCTCTACAGCGAGCGCTACGAAACCGAGACTGTCACCTACCGGGCCGGGATTGACCACATGGACATCCGCCCTGGCGATGTCGTGGCCATCTCAGACCCGGCCACTGCCGGCGCACGGTATGGCGGCAGGGTGCTGGCCGCGACGGTCTCGGAGGTTACCCTAGACCAGCCTCCGGCGTCGCTCTCCGCCGACCAGACCTGGCACCTCGACGTAGTTCTGCCTAGCGGCGCAGTAGAGCGCAGGGCTGTTGCGTCGGTGGCGGGTCAGGTTGTCCACCTTGCGGTGCCTCTGACGGCCGCCCCGCTCACTGCCGCCATGTGGGTTCTATCGAGCCAGGACGTAAAGCCGTCCTTGTTCCGAATCGTCAGCGCTGTAGAGGAGGAGGGCCCCACCTATCGCATCACCGGCGCCGCGTATGACCCACGAAAATATGACGTGGTCGAGAACGGGCTGGTTGCGTTTGATCCGAAGGTGGCCAGGCCTGGCTCGATCCCCTCCGAAGTTACTGGCCTTTCCGCGACTGACTACCCGTACAAGTCAGGTTCGGGTATCTCTACGAAGCTGTCTCTGTCCTGGGACAGATCTGACGATACCGCAGTGACCTGGCGCGTGTGCGTGAGGGAGGCAGACGGAGGCAACTGGACGGTGTACTCAGGGATCGTCACCTGCTCGATCGACATCCCTAACGTCACTGACGGCGCCAGCTACGTTGTTGAGTGCTACGGCGTGAGCTCTGTGGGCGTCGAGTCACCGACTCCGGCCGTTCTTACCTACACAGTATTGGGCAAGACCCGACCACCTGCCACCGTCACGGGGTTCCGATCGGTGCCTGACGGAGGCAGCCTGCGCCTCCTGTGGGAAAACGTCGCAGACATCGACCTCAAGGAGTACGAGGTCCGCTATGACGATACAGGCTGGGGCGACGGAGAACTTTCTGCGATTGCCTACCGGGGCCCGAATAACGGCTTCACCGCCGAGCCTGGCAGCATGGCCTTCGCTGACAGCACCCTGTTTGTCAGGGCAGTGGATACCAGCGGGAACTATTCGGAGAACTCTGCGACGCTCAATTTGGCTGTGGCCAGGCCTGGAGCGCCACTGGTCACTGTCACCTACCACGACACCTCCCTGGTGGCTGCTACAGCCCGCCTATCGTGGGAGGAGCCGGCAGCAGACTTCGCCGTCTACCAATACCGGGTATCCGTGACCCTGCCAGGCGGTAGCAGTTACACCGCGCTGCAGGCTGGGACCACCTACGAGATGCCGCTGGATTTCCTGGGTAGCGCCACGGTCGCTGTCGCTGCTGTGGATGCTTTCGGCCAGGCTTCTGACTCGATCGGCGTGTCTGTCACATCCCTGCCTCCGGCGGCTCCCTCAGCGTTCGACTTCGACCCTGTTGACGTAGGTGTACTGGGCCTCAGCTGGAGCGCCAATGGCCGGACCACCTTGCCAATCGCTGGGTATGAAGTGAGGACGTCGGACAGCGGGTGGGGCTCCGGTGGGCACGTCCACCGAGGGCCTGTCGCTGCCTGCCAACTCACTGACGTCGGCATAGGCATTAGCACCTACTTCATCCGGTCCTATGACACTGAGGGCAGGTACAGCCAGTCTTCGCTGGAGGCCGCTTTTGAATACGTAGGGCCGGCTATCCCTGCTGCGCCTTACTTCAGCTTCAACGCTGCTGCTTCCAGCGGACTCCTGCCGATCCGATGGCCAGAGCTTGAGTCACTCTTCGGCGTTGACCGCTATGAAGTGACTTTGGCTCGGCCGGCGCCGGCTGCAGAGGAGAAGCTGGTAACCCGAGCCACCGAGTGGCGGGCGCAGCTCGACTGGGTAGGGACAGCGGTTATCACCGTGGTTGGCTACGACAACACCGGCGCAGCGTCTCCGCCTGTGAGCGTAGAAGCCACGCGCCTGGCACCAGGTACACCTGGCCCAGCCACCCTGAAGTTGATCAGTTTCACCCGCAAAGCGATGACGGTGGAGATTGGCTGGGCAACTGAGGGCGTGCGGACCACACTCCCGCTGGCCGGCTATGAGCTGAGAACTTCGGACGGCGGGTGGGGTAGCCCAGGCGCGGTCTACCGAGGCGAGGTGGACAGGACAACGCTGGCCAGCCTGCTGCCGGACGAAGACCTCGTCTACTACCTGAAGGCTTACGACGTCGCCGGTGCGTATTCCACGGCCGCCTACGCCGTGAACATCCTGAAGAACGTAGGCCCTGAGCCGGTTACCAACCTGACTGCAAAGCCCAACGGGCAGAACCTCCGCATCAAGTGGAAGGCCGCTGTATCTACCGGCGGAGAGGTCCGCTACGAGGTAAGGAACGTAGACGCCAACTGGGGGGAGATTGACGACACCAGACTCTACTATGGGTCCAACACCTACTTCGACATCCGCCTGGAAGAGCCGGGGACCTATACGTTCTTCGTCAAGGCCTTGGACAAATTCTGGGAATACTCCTACGCCGTCTCGGTCTCATATGACTACGAGATGGTACCTATCGGAGCTCCGACCCACGCCTTTGGCAAAGGGGCCGAACCCACTGTGGTTATCAAATGGCCGCAGTCCAAGCCGGCGTTCGGCCTGTCCGACTATGTCTTCCAGAACGGCGCGGACACTGTCTACATCAAGTCGAACTCGACCACAGTTCCCGCTACCTGGCTCGGGCCCCGGGAGTTTCAGATCTCGGTGAGGGACCGTAACCAGAACGTGTCTGAACCGGTGGCGGTTACCGTAGACATCACCCCTCCTGTTACTACAGGAGTGGCTGCATCTATCACCATAGGCGCGGCAGCCAAGAACAAGGGCACGTTGTACCTGGGGTGGACAGCCGCTGCGAAAGGCTCCTTGCCTATCCGTGGGTATGAGCTGAGGTCGTCCGACGAGAACTGGGGGCTCGGGGATGCGCTGTATGAAGGCGTCGACCTGAAGACCTCGTTTGCGGCTGTTCCCATGAACTCTGCGACAACCTGGTACCTGCGGGCGTTCGACAACGCCAGGAACTATTCGGCAGTGTCCAAGGTGATTGTGAACGACGGGGTGCAACCACCTGCAGCGGTCTCCGGGCTTTCCCAGTCTTTCTCTGGTTCGGCCCTGACACTGTCCTGGACCCGGTCCCCAGAGCCTGATGTCGTCGAGTACGAGGTAAGAACCAGCAACAGCGGATGGGGAACTGCTGGCCACGTCTATCGAGGCCCGCTGACCACTTTCAATGTGGCGAAGCCGCCTACGGCCGGCGCTACCTATTACCTGACGGCCTTGGACGCCTATGGCCAACGATCTACGGCCGTCTCGACTGTTTTCTCCTACCCAGTGCCCGCGGCGCCGGCTGACACAACCTATGCGTTTGGGTCTTCAGCAGGAACCATCCTGGTGGACTGGCCGGACACAAATCCGCATCTGGGTCTCAAGCACTACAAGGTCACCTACAGGAACGGGGCAAGCTCGAAGACCGTAACCTCGAAGGCCAGCTCTACCACGATCACTCCTACGTGGTCTGGACAGGAGACGGTGGAGGTCAGGGTTGTGGACACCCACGGGGCGGAATCTGAGGCGACGCTGGTAACCATCTCGGTGGCTAAGCCAGGGGTGGTTGCTACTCCAACTGTATCCGTTACATCGATCAAGGCAGGGTCTCAGACCGTCCTACTTGACTGGCTGGAGCCAGCTACCGGCTCGTTCAAGATCGTCGGCTACGAGGTCAGGACCTCTGATGCAGGGTGGGGCGGAGCCGGCTACGTCTACAAAGGAGCTGCCTCCCAGGCGTCTCTTGCCGGTGTGAGCACAACCGCTGCTACGACCTGGTACATCAGGGCTTACGACTCTCGCGGTAATTACAGCGAAACCTCGGCGACTCTCACCTATTCAACAACTTTGCCGTTCCAAGTTACCTCGGTGAAAGTTTCCAGGGTTCGGGCGTCCCTTGAGTTGAACTGTGTTACTCCGGCAAAGCCGGATAACTTCAGCCATATCGAGTACAGGGTCGGTAAAGTTGTGTCCGGGGCCACTGCGGGGGATGACACCGGCACCAAAGAGGGCGTGGTATCGACGCCGGCGGTGGATATTTGGAGTGATCCGGACGTACTGGTAGCCAAAAGTTCTGGAACTTCCGATAAAGCATCTTTATCTCTGCAAGAGTTCCCTAAGCCACTTATATCGGCGACCGGCATAAAATATAGAGTCGCCGCCCGGGTCGTCGATAAAAGTGGTAATGTAAGCCCTGTTTCGGCGATGACTTCTATAGTCATTAAGTCGTTAGTTTAATAAATATATACGCTGGTATTTAGATATATCAGCGTTGTTAATGGGATAAGTGAGCATTACTCGATGGTAAGTATCCTCCCTGGGTTTGGGTCTGTGTTTCTGTCCGTGCCGACGCCATACGAGGACGATGGGGTCACGCCTCGGGACGATCTGGTCGGCATGAAGGTATGGGTGTCCCTTACCCCTGGGTTCTCGCCGGTCGATGTCAACAACCACCAGACGCTGACCCCAGCCTTTGACGGGCCTTCACTCAGCTGTGAGATCCGAGGACTTGCCCCAGGGGTGGCTCATTACGTCAGGTACGCCCTGGTCTCGCTCCTGGATCCAGAACACCTGGAGGCTTCTGCGGAGTTCACCTGCACTCCGGAAAGTCTGTCCAGCTCCCTGTCAGTAGTAATGAGCAATGACTCTCACGTTCTGCCAGCATCCTCGGCCGGCGCGGTGTCCTCCTACACAGGGTCTGGGACCACGATCAAAGTCTACGAGGGCGCGAGTGAACTTCAGGCTGGCGGCAGCGGGCCTGGCACGTTCCAAGTAGGGTCTCCGACGCTGTCCGTGGCTGCTTCGATTACCCCCGGCGCGGTGACTCACTCCGGAACCTCCGCTACGGTTGCCCAGCACTCCGCAATGAGTAGCTCAGTGGTCAGTGTGGTGCTGACCTTCCCTATCACCGTCACAACGTCCCATGGTGAGACAGTCGTTCTGGAGAAGGCGCAGAGCCTGTCCAAGTCCGTTGCAGGTGCTACTGGCTCTGCCGG